TATCGACTGGGCGCTGGATGGTGCTGGCCCGCACCAACAGCTACGTGCAGGACTGGGCCCAGCGCCTGCGCAAGGACGGCTACATGTTCAAGCTCTACGGCCGCAACTCCGTGGACCCGAAGGTCTCCTCTGCCATCAAGGGGTGGCGGGCGCTGCAGCGCGGGGAGGCGCTGCCGCTGGCCGCGATCAAGGCGCTCTATGAGATGCTGCCCAAGCAGGGGGATGCTGCGGCGGTGAAGCGCGGATCGGCCAAGCTTCTCGAGGCGCTCAGCCCGACGGAGAGCTACGACTACGACTATCTGGTTTCGGCCGTGGGCATGATCGCCCCTCGGCAACTCGATGCGCTTCGGGTCTTGAACCTTGGGGAGACCGAGGCAGAGTACATCCGGGGCCTCGAGCGCCGGGGCGAGGACATCTCGGGCGAACCACGGATCACCGTGTCCACGGGGCATGCGGCCAAGGGCGGGGAAGAGGACAACGTCGCAGTCGATCTGTCGTCCACCAAGGCCTGCGTCAACACCGCCTTCCCCGACGACGAACACCGTCTGGCCTATGTCATGGGCAGCCGGGCAAAGAAACACCTGTGCTTCGTGCACACAGACAAGGACTACCGCTATGTCGTCTGACCAGAAGAGAATCGAAATCTTGAAGCGCGCAGCCGAGGTGACGGGCGGGGAACGACAGGACTCCTACGGCCCGGTTGAACAAAACCTGTCCAACATCGCAGAGTTCTGGGCGCTGTACCTGAGCCAGAGGAACGAGCTTCAAGTGACGATCACTTCCGAGGACGTGGCGTGGATGATGGTTATGCTCAAGGCCGCTCGTTCCCTGAACGGGGGCTATCACGAGGACAACTATGTGGACGCGGCTGCCTATGCCGCCATCGCCGGGGAATGCGCCTGTGAGTAAAGACCGCTTCGACGTCAGCACGGACGACTTCCTGCTGAAGATGGACCTGTCCAACCCGGACGTCGAGTGGTTCATGCCCTCCGAGTTTCCGGACCTGACGAACAACAGGACGATGGCCATCGACCTCGAGACGCGGGACCCGAACCTGACCACCATGGGTCCGGGCTGGGCAACCAAGCACGGCGAGATCATCGGCATCGCCATTGCGGCCGGGGACTTCTCCGGCTACTTCCCCATCGCCCATGCCAAGGGTCCGAACCTTGACAGGAAGGTGGTGTTCCGCTGGCTGCAGAAGCAGCTTGCGACGCCGCACATCACCAAGATCATGCACAACGCCAGCTACGACTTGGGCTGGCTCATGGCTTCGGGGATCACGGTCCAAGGTCCGGTGATCGATACCATGCTGGTCGCCCCGCTCTTGGACGAGAACCGCCTGTCCTACCGCCTCGACCTCTTGGGCAAGGACTATCTGGGCATGCGAAAGGACGAGAAGGTCCTGAAGAGTGCAGCCGCAGAGTGGGGCATCGATCCGAAGGCCGAGATGTGGAAGCTCCCGGCCCGATACGTGGGCGTCTACGCCGAGCAGGACGCGGTGCTGACGCTCAAGCTGTGGGAGCGGCTGAAGCCCATGCTCGAGGACCAGAGCCTGCTGTCCGTCTGCGATCTGGAGCACCGTGTGCTCCCGGCCGTCATCGACATGCGGATGCGCGGGGTTCGCGTTGATCTGGACAAGGCTGAGATCGCCAAGAAGGAGCTGCGCAAGAAGGCCGACGAGCTGGCCGCGTGGATTGCCAAAGAGTCCGGGGTCAAGGTTGACCCATGGGCGGCCGCCTCGGTGCAGAAGATGTTCGATGCCCTCGGCCTGCCCTACCCAAGGACCGAGGCCGGAGCACCATCGTTCACCAAGCAGTTCCTGCAGGCCATGGACCACCCGGTGGCCAAGGCCCTCGTCAACCTGCGCGAGATGGACAAGGCTGACAGCACGTTCATCGACTCGATCCTGCGCTACCAGAGCAACGGCCGCATCCACTGCGAAATGCACCAGCTCCGCTCCGACGATGGCGGCACGGTGACAGGACGCTTCAGCAGCTCGAACCCAAACCTGCAGCAGATACCTTCGAGAGACCCCTATATCAAAGGATTAATCCGGGGACTTTTTGTCCCGGAGGATGGATGCAAGTGGGGGTCGTTCGACTACTCTTCCCAAGAACCGCGGCTCTTGGTGCACTTCGCAGCCAGCCACCCGGAGACGGAGCGCGATCCTTTGGTCCTGTCCATCGTGGACGAGTACAACCGGGGCGACGCCGACCTGCACCAGATGGTGGCCGACATGGCAGGCATCAGCCGCAAGTCCGCCAAGACCATCAACCTCGGCATCATGTACGGCATGGGCGTGGGCAAGCTTGCCAACCAGCTCGGGCTGACCGACGTGCAGGCCAAGGCCCTGATGACCGAGTACCAAGACAAGGTGCCTTTCGTGAAGAAGCTGGCCACGCTGGCTTCGACGCGGGCAGATCGGGAGGGCAAGATTCGCACAATCGGCGGCCGCCTTTGCCGCTTTGATCTTTGGGAACCTGCCAGCTTCGGCTACAATAAGCCTATGAAGTACGACGACGCGCAGCGTGAGTACGGTGGGATGGGTCGCCTGAGACGGGCGTTTACCTACAAGGCCCTGAACCGCGTGATCCAAGGATCGGCTGCCGATCAGAACAAACTCGCCATGGCGCAGTGCTACGAGGAGGGTCTGGTCCCGCTCCTCACGGTGCATGACGAATTGTGCTTCAACGTGGAGACCGACGAGCAGGCCGCCCGGATCACCAAGATCATGGAAGAAGGGCTGTCCCTCAAGGTCCCCAGCAAAGTGGACCAAGAACTCGGCAACAATTGGGGAGAGGCCGGATGAACGAGCAAGAAATAAAGTGCATTGGTTTCAAGGACATGGACCCAATGCAGATCGCGGCGCTGACGAGGGTGATGGCGCATGCCCTCAACCTTGCCGACGCCTACGGCGTGGAGGCTTTCGAAGAAGTCTTCGGGGACATCGACGAGATGGTGCAGCTGTTCGGGGCTCACGGGTTGACCGTGGAGGTCAACCCGAAGTTTGATTACTGACCCGAGATACGCCGTGCAATTTCCATATTCGCCATCTGCGATGCGAGGTCACCTCCGAGAAGTGTCGGAGACAAGGAGGCCCTATTCGCCGGTGCTGTCGGCAGCTGTGGTGCCGACGGTGCTGGCACTGAATCGAAGGCGGGGGGCGGCAGTGCCGCCCCTTGTGACGACGAGCTTCCACCGCCTGCGCCACCGGCAGGGACAGTGTTTCTCCGGTTCTCAAACATGTTACCGGACGGAGCTTCCACCTCTTCGGGAGCTTCGATAGCGGGAACGCTCTCCAAAGGCTGCCTGCGAAGGTTTCTCTGGATGTCCATGATCTCTGTGCGAGGGAACACGTCCATGGTCCCAGCGTTCCGTACCTCTTGGTAGTTACGGTCGCTGATGGTGAACGGATCGAAGAGACCGCGCATCAGCATGTCGGCCCCGCCGATGTTGTTCTGCTTCAGAATCTTGCGGATTTCAGATGTCGAAAGGCCCATCGTCTCGAGGTCCTTGATCATCTGATAGTACGCGCGATCCACCCGCAGCTTTGCCTGATTGGACTCGACGTAGGCGTTGATGAACGTGTCAGCCGTGGCGTTCGCGTCGTCGGTCACGCGGTTAAACATCCGCTTCGCATCCGTCTGGGCCTGCTGCATCCGGTACGCGCCGAACTCCAAGCCCTTCTTGGGGTCGAACTCCATGGGGGAGATGCCGGTGAACTGCCGGAAAAGTTCCGTGGTCAGCTCCCGTTCGCGGCCAAGCTTGTCCTTGGGGTCGACCAGCTCCGGGTCGAGACTGCCAATAACCCCCCGAGCAAAGCGGCTCGGCTCGATCTCTCCGCCGGACACGTTGATCGGGATCAGGTTGGGGAGCATCGTCTCCATGACGTGCAGGAACATCTTCTTGCCCTTGTCCCCGAAGCTGTCCTGCGGATTGTAGATTTCAGCGCCCGTGCCGGTCCGCCCACCACGAATGCTGATGTCTAGAAGCGCCTCTGTCAGCATGGCTTCGGACAGGAACGGAGCAAAGAACTCCGTCAGGGTTCCGAGCATGACGCTGGACAACGCCTGCCCCGGGTCCTTGCCTTCAGCCGCCGCATTGTCCGCCTCGTTGATCGCGCGGTTCGCAAAGCGCGAGACGACGTCATACGGGTTGGACGTGCTCAGGTTAATGTACTTGATCTTCCCGTCCTCTGTCTTCTCGACGGGGACTAGGATAGAACCCTTCTCCCACGGCGCGGCAAACGAACGCTGATAAGCGTCCATCTCTTCGCGAGACACTCCTGAACGGTAGTGCATGACAGACGAAATAGCTGCAGGTACGACGGCCGTCGTGAACCCGAGACCGAGAAGGCGCTGCCTGCCGCGGGCCTGAACCTCCGGAATCTCAGAGGCCATGTCATCCAAGCCCTGCTTCACGATGTTGAAGCTGGTCCGGAACATCTCGGCAGGGAAGGTGATGAAGTTACCGACCGGAAGCTTTCGGCCGAACTGCACCAGTTCCGACGCACCCTTGCTGTAGTTCGGGACAGTGTCTCGAACGATCTGCGCAGCACGATCCTTGATCAGGTCGTCGATGTCGACAGTGCCTTTGCTGATAGCTTCTGCAAGCTCAGGGCTGACATCTGCGCCGTCCCGCGTGAGGTACTTGATCTTGGCCGCATCATCCGCACCACGCAGGGCATGGCGAAGCTGGGCTTGTTCGGCGTTGTAGCTGAAGTACTTCCAGAAGTCGTCAGAGGCTTGATACAGAATCTCGAAGGGCTTTGTCACCTTCCCGATCCCGCCGACAACCGCAGTGCCAACCGCTCCGGTCCTTCCGGCCACGGCTTCCGCAAAGTTCTTAGGTTCGCGGGCCGTGAGCCCCAAACCTTTGTTCAGCTGGTCTTGGATTTCGCGAAGCTCTGCGTTCGTGCCAACCACCCCGCGCCGCTGCGCGTCGAGAAGATTCTCGAAAATATCGTCGGGACCTTTGTTTCTGATGTTTGCGAAAATGGCCTGTGCAGCGTCTCGGAAGCTGCCGCCACGACCGATGACAGGGACGTTTCCGTTTGCCATGGCAAACGCCAGCGCCGTTGTTAGGTTCCTGACCTGCGTAATAGGGGACAAAACGGTCTTGCTGTACTGCGAGATACCCTTGGCTTTCAAGAAGGTCCCGACGACGGCGTTGGTGATCGCAGCGCCGACACTGTCTTCCGCAAGCACTTGATTTGTCAGGTTTTTATAGATCGGAGCAGGGACGTAGTAGCCGTCGAGGCTGCCCCATCCTGCGCGTCCGACCATCTTGTCGATCTCGTCGGGGACCTTGCCGACAGCGCCGACCATGCTGCTCATGCCGTCGTCCCCGCCGAGCTTGACATACCCGCGGTCCTTGAGCGCCTTGGCCTGATCAGGGGTGAGGGTGTTCCCGTTGACGAACAACTTGCCAAGACCGGAATTGCTCTCGGCCATCTTTGAGATCATCCCAAAGTAGTCGTCGACAGCGTTGAACTGAGCAAGGTCTGCGATGGTTCCGAGGTACGCCTCTCTCGGATCGTCGACCTCTCCAAGCAGCTGACGCAGCGGCTTTGGCACGGCCTCCCGAGTCATAAACATCCCGGTGTCCAAGCGGTCTCGGGCGACACGGCCGCCGGACAACTTCTCCCGGTTCCTGATGCTGTAGCGGTTCAGGAAACCTTCGCGGGCCCGCTCCACGGCCTCGTCGGTAACCTTTGCCCCCAGCTCAATCCGCACGTCGGGCCCGCTTCCAACCTTGGTCAAGCCATTCCGGGCGAGGAAATCGTCCGTGAGGGCTTCGCCAAACGGATCGTTGCGAGCCAGCGTTGTCAACTCACGCTCGGTCGCCTTCCGGTTTGCGCGGAAGAAGTCGTTTGCCACCTTTACGGATTCGTCCGTGGGTGTGTACTTCGCGTCCTCGAAGACGCGATACCGACGGCGCAGGTAGCTGTTGATGTTCTGCTCGATTAGATCGTTGAGGTTCTTCCCGTCGCGCGTCACAAAGTTGTTTTGTTTCAGAAAGTTACTGTCAAGCACACCCTCGGAAAGATTATCGATATGCTTCCGCATACGGATCGCGTTCTGTCTGACACCCGCAGGAAGCTCCTTCAGAACACGGGCTTTCACCACCGGGTCCGCCTCCGTCAGGTACGACTCGATCCGGTTCATGACGCCAACACGATCAAGGTTTCCGCCCCAAGGGCCGGAAGGAATAGTCTTGATGGCCTTGTCGATTTCGGTCTCGAGATTTTTCAAGATGCGCTCCGCAACTTTGATCTCAGACTGAACCTTCCCCTCCATGACAAGACGCTTTTCAGAAACTTGCTGAGGCAGAAAACCCCGGTATCGGGAGAAGGCAATCCCATCGGCCACATTGCTCAAGAATGTACCGAGTTCCTCGGGGCTTCCGGGAGCGGCCGTCATGCGGCGGGTGATCTTGTCATCAATCCATCCCCCTACAGCATCGATCTTGCGGTTCGTGGCAGCCGCGATGTCCTTCGCAATGCGGGTTTGACCCACGGTCCGACCGCCGCCAACCAGAGCGCCTTGGATAACGCCGCCGAGAGCCGTCGACTCGACACCCATCTTCAGGCGGTTACCCATTCGGGCCAAGGCCTTCTCACGACCACTCAGGCCAATCAGGTCTTCCGTCTGCGTGGGGCCCGCTTCGACCCAGTCGCCGATGGTTGTGGTGTTGTCTGTCGACACGACTGCGTCAACAGCCCCTGCGGCGGCAAGCTCTTTGGCGGCTAGACCGAAACGCTCAGACTTGGTCATTGGACCCGTTACGCCTCGAGCGGCGCGGGCAGCCTTGGCAAGGCTGTTGACTTTCGCCGCGATGCCGATGCCGGGAACCACAAACTGGGTGACGATCTCCGCCCCCTTACCGAGGAACCCTTCCGGATCAACACCGAGCGCGTCGCGCAGGGCTTCTGCCCCCTGCGTGATCTGATCACCGTAGTTGGTGTCCGCGACAACGTCGACGGCCATGGCAC